CGCCGAAGCCGCGCCGGCCGCCGATCCCGTCGCCGCTGAGGCGCATGCCGCCTGATCTCCGGCCTGCCATGCCCAACGACACCCCCAAGCCAGCCAAGCGCCCCCACGGCTACCAGAAGGGCGAGAAGCGCCCGGGCTTCGCCGAGGGTGGCAAGCGGCCGAACAGCGGGCGTCCCAAAGGCCGGCCGAACAAGATCAACAAGACGATCCGAGAGATGGTCGCTGGCGGCGGCATCACGCCCCTGCAATACCTCCTCAAGGTCATGCGCAACCACCGTAAGCCCGAAGAAGTCCGGATCGACGTCGCCAAGGCCCTCCTGCCCTACACAGAGCACCGCCTGGCGACGATCGAGCACACGGGCCGGAATGGCGGTCCCATCCAGACCGTCGACCTCACCAAGATGAGCGATGACGATCTCGACAGGCTCGAAGCTATCCTCGGTCCGATTGCCGTCGCTGGCGGAGATCAGGGCGGAGAGAGCGAGGCGGAAGGCTGAAGCGGAGCGGCGCACACTTGCCGCCAATATCGAGCAGATCCGCGCGCGCTGCACGTCGCTGGCCGGCTTCGTCCGCGAGGCATGGAGCGTCCTCGAGCCGACGAGCACCTATATCCACGGCTGGCATATCGACGCGATATGTCGGCACCTCGAGGCGATCACATTCGGGCACTTCCTGGCGCTTGGCCTATCGAACCGCCTCCTGATCAATGTGCCGCCCGGCACGATGAAATCGCTGATCGTCTCGGTGTTCTGGCCGGCCTGGGAATGGGGGCCCTGCGGCCTCGCCGCCATGCGCTACCTGACGACCTCCTACAGCGAGAAGTACGTCAAGCGAGACTCGCGCCGCATGCGCGACCTCGTGCAGTCAGAATGGTACCGCTCGCTCTGGCCTGAGGTCGAACTGATCCGCGCCGGCGAGGCATCGTTCGCCAATTCGAAGACCGGCTTCCGCGAGGGCGTGCCATTCGGCAGCCTGACCGGTGGCCGCGGCGACCGCGTCATCATCGACGACCCGCATTCGACCGAGACGGCCGAGAGCGACGCGGAACGCGAGAACACGACGCGCATCTTCCGGGAATCGGTCCCGACGCGCGTCAACGACCCGACGAAGTCCGCGATCGTCGTCATCATGCAGCGGCTGCATTCGGAGGATGTCTCCGGCCAGATCCAGAAGCTGCACCTCGGCTATGTGCATCTGATGCTGCCGATGGAGTTCGAGCCCGAGCGCGCATGCGAGACGCCGACAGGGTTTCGAGATCCTCGCACCTATGAGGGCGAACTGCTCTTTCCGGAGCGATTTCCACGCGCCACTGTCGAACGCGATAAGGTCCCAATGGGATCGTTCGCAGTGGCAGGCCAATACCAACAGCGGCCGACGCCGCGCGAAGGCGGCCTGTTCAAGCGCTCGTGGTTCGAGATCGTCGACGCGCTGCCCGCCAACATTGTGAAGCGTGGCCGAGGCTGGGATCTCGCTGGCACGAAGGCCAAGCGCTCCGACTATACCGCCGGGGTCCGCGTCTGCCTCAGTGGCGACGGCATCTACTACGTCGAGGACCTGCAGGCCTTCAAGGGCACACCCGCCGAGGTTGACCGAGCCCTGAAGAGCGCCGCCAGCCAGGACCCTTCAGGCACATCGATCCATCTACCGCAGGACGGCGGACAGGCCGGTGTCGCGCAGCGCGACGCACACCTGAAGCTGCTGGCCGGCTATGATGTGAGATCCAAGCCGGTCACCGGTGACAAGGAACAGCGGGCCCGGCCCGCCGCCGCACAGGCTGAAGCCGGCAACATCAAGCTTCTGCGCGGCACCTGGAATGAGCGGTTCCTTGACGAGGTCTGCAACTTCCCGGCCGCGCCGCATGACGACATCGTCGACGCGCTCTCGGAGGCCTTCAATGGGGTGGCCGGTGTGAGTAGCGGCGAAGCGATCATGCAGTTCTACCGCGCCGAGGCACAAGCCGCTGCGGCAGAGGCGCCGGCATCGCCCTTCGCCAAGCCCAAGGCGGCCGGCACGCCTGTCCGCATGTTCGGGCCGCCGGGCATCTCAACCGCCTTCGGCATGACCGGGACCGCCTACTACCCGGGGGCCGACGGCATCTTCCATATCGCGCCCGACGACGTCGGACCGCTCACCAGCGCTGGGTTCAAACATGCAGCCGAATGAAGGCCCGTCGTCCTCGATCCTCCCGAACTTCGAGATCGCAGGCGTCAACGGCTTCGCGCTCTCGGAAGACAAGGCGCAGGCCTTCCTGCGCTGCCACAGCGCCGATGGGTTCGCCTTCACGCTACAGGTTGCCGCAAATCTGCTGCCCAGCCTGATCGGCGCCCTTGAGAAGGTCCGTGACGCCGCCAGCGCATCACAGGACTCCATGGCAGGCCTGACGCTGCCCAAGACATGGTCGGTTGCGACCGTGCCAGGTTACGACGGGATGCTTGTCATCTTCGATCACCACACGCCGGCCCAGTCGGCCGTCGGCCTTGATGTATCTATGGCGCGCAACCTCGGCCATGCCCTGATCCGCGAGACTGCAAAGCGTCCTATTCCGCCGAAGCCGAAGTTCATCATGCCCGAGCATCAGATCACGGTCTGAGCCGGCCCCTTCCGTCCTCGCCACAAGGAACCCCGCGCGATGGCCAACGTCACGATGATCGCTCCGACCGGGGCGACCGGCATCATCCACGCCAGCAAGACCGGCAACAAGTACACCCTGGCCGCCGACGGCACTGTCAGCGTCGACACGCGTGACCTGCCGGACCTCGAGGCCGCGGGCTTCAGTGTCGTGCCTCGCAATGGTCAGGCCGCGACCGGCATCGGCACGGTCCGCCTGCCCCTGATCCACTTCAAGAACTCGGACGGCAGCGTCCTCACCGCTTCGCCTGCCGCGGGCAAGTTCGGCGTCTCGCTGACGCACGGGACCTCCGAGGCGCTGACCTCCGAGACCGCCAACGCGAACACGAAGACCGATATCGCCTCAATCGAATTCACCCTTCCGCAGACCTATGCCGCCGGCCAGGACATCACCCTCAACGTCAATGCCAAGGTCTCGGGTACGCTGACGACGAAGACGATCGCCGCGGACGCTCGCAAGGTTTCCGACGCCGGCGCGCACGGCTCGAACCTGATCGCTACGGCGGCGCAGGTGATGGGCACGACGGCAGCGGACCTGACCTTCACCATCACTGGCACAACGCTGTCCCCCGGCGACCGTATCGCCCTGCAGCTGACCATGGTGATCACCGAAGGCGCGTCCGCGAACCAGACCGGCACGATCAACTCCGTCCGCCTCAGCTGATCGCCGCAGAGTAGGAAGCACGTCACATGGCCGAGAGGGGTGCTGGGCAGCCGCGTTGGGAGCTCAGCCCCTACGAGGTCAGCGTGCAATACGGCGGGGCCCGTGGCATTGTGACGGGAACCGGTGCGGACTGGTTCGGCCCCCTCACGCCGTTGGCGCCGACAATCCCTGCAGAAGTCAAGGGCCGCGCCTGGGATTTCCCATCAGGCTGGAATGTCAACGTCCGGCCGCGGGCCAACGAGCCGATCACCTTCTCAGATCTGCGCGGCCTGGCCGACGGCTATGACCTCCTGCGTCTCGTCATCGAGACCCGCAAGGATCAGGTCGAACGCATCGGCGGCCACGTCATGGCCCGTGACAAGAAGCGCAAGCGTGCCGACGATCCTCGCATCAAGGCGATCGAGACATTCTTCCGTCGGCCAGACGGCGAGCACAGCTATGCGGTCTGGCTTCGTATGGTGCTGGAAGACCTGTTCGTCATCGATGCCCCGTCGCTCTATGTCGAGCGCACGCGGGGCGGCCGCATGGTGGCGCTGCATCCCCTCGATGGCGCCACGATCAAGCGCATCATCGACGACTGGGGGCGCACGCCGCGGCCATACACTGAGGGCGGCAGGCTCATCTATCCGCCAGCCTACCAGCAGTATCTCAAGGGCCAACTGCTCAACTACACGGCCCGTGACCTGATCTACCGCCCGCGCAACCAGCGCGTTCATAAGGCCTACGGCTATTCGCCGGTCGAGCAGGTCATCATGACCGTGAACATCGCCCTCCGCCGGCAGGTGTTCCAGTTGCAGTACTACACCGAAGGGAATGTCCCCGAGGCCCTGATCGGCGTTCCGGACGGCTGGACGCCTGACCAGATCCGACAGTTCCAGGACTATTGGGACGCCACCTTCACCGGCAACACGGCTCAGCGCCGGCATGCCAAGTTCATCCCCGGCGGCGTCGCCAAGACCTTCATTCAGACCAAGGAAGCCGAGCTCAAGAACGTCTTCGACGAGTGGCTGGCCCGCGTGGTCTGCTTCGCCTTCTCGATTTCCAACCAGAACTTCGTCACGCAGGTCAACCGCGCCACCTCCGACACACAGAAGGAGATGGCCGAGGAAGAGGGCCTCGCCCCGATCCTGGCTTGGGTGAAGGGCCTGATCGACGACATCATCGCCGACGAGTTCGACGCACCGGATCTCGAATGGGACTGGGGCGAAGACCAGCAGATCGATCCCGAGCAAGAGCAGCGGATCATCACCGGCTACGTCCAGAGCGGCCTGCTCACCCTCGACGAAGGCCGAGACCGTATTGGCCAGGACCCCTATCCCAACGGCCAGGGCGCTCAACCGCTGGTGCTGACGCCGACGGGCTACGTGCCCCTCAACGCCTTCGACATCCAGCAGCAACAGGCCAAGGCCGAAGCAACTGCACAACAGAACGACAAGAGCGCCGAGCCAAATGCGGGCGGCGCCGATCAGTTGGCGGACGCCTGAACGCGGCCGCCCGCAATCCCCTTTCTGGAGAAGAACCAATGCCGTCGCAGCCGCTGCGCATGTTCATCCCGATCACCAAGATCGACGCTGCACAGCGCCTGGTCTACGGCGTCGCCACCGCGGAGGCCAAGGACCGGGCCGGCGAGATCTGCGACTATGCGACGACCAAGCCCTACTACGAGAAGTGGTCGGGCGACATCGCCAAGGCGTCCGACGGCAAGAGCCTCGGCAACGTCCGGGCGATGCACGGCAAGGTCGCGGCCGGCAAGGTGACCGAGCTCACCTTCAACGACGACGCCAAGCAGATCGAGATCTGCGCCAAGGTCGTCGACGACGCCGAATGGCAGAAGGTCGAGGAAGGCGTCTACACCGGCTTCAGCCAGGGCGGCTCCTACGTCAAGCGCTGGAAGGATTCGGACGGCCTGCAGCGCTATACGGCGAGCCCCAGCGAGGTCAGCCTGGTCGACCTGCCCTGCCTGCCAGAATCCACCTTTCAGGCGATCAAGGCTGACGGCGCGCAGGAGCTGCGCAAGTTCGTCTCGGTCATCGCGGAACCGACGAGCGCCGAGATCGCCGCGAAGGCCGAGGAGATGGCCAAGGTGGCCGCAGATGGTTCGGCCTGGTCCTCGCATATCGAAGCGGCCCGCGTTGATCTCATGAAGCTGCCCGCATTGCCTGAGCCGGCTGCTGATGAGGTGCAGAAGGAAGCCAGCAAGCCAGACACGCCCGTCGAGGGTGAAGAATGGGAGCAGGTCTGGAAGTCGAAGCGCGACGGCGCGACCTTCAAGACCAAGGCCGAGCTTCGCAAGCACCACGAGACCCTTGACGCCGCAGCTGCCGAACAGGCCGTGAAGTCGCCCACCCTCGACAAGCTCGGCGAGCTCGAAGCGAAGGTTGGTGTCGAGAAGCGCGAGTTCAGCGCCGACGAGCGCAAGAAGGACGCCAAGAGCGGCGCCGCCATGCCCGACGGCTCGTTTCCGATTGAGAACGGCCAGGACCTGGAGAACGCCATCAAGGCCTATGGCCGGGCGAAGAACAAGGCGGCTGCCAAGCGCCATATCATCCGCCGGGCTCGCGCGCTGGGCATGACGGACAAGCTGCCCGATGGATGGGTCGGTAAGGTCGAGGATACCGCGGACCTTGCCAAGATCGCGCAATCGCCCGACCTGCAGAAGGCCGCGACGCTCTACAGCGTGTCCAGCCTGATCAATCTCCTCGCCCAGCTCGACAGCGCCGAGGAGGCGCTGGAAGGCGGCCCGGACCCCTACAGCTACTACGACAGCCGCGGCACCAAGGTAACGATCCCCAAGGAGATCACCGACCGGTTCGGTGCGCTCCTGGTCGAGTTCGGCGACATCGTTGCGAACGTGCTCGACGAGATCCTCGCCAATATCCGCGAAGAGGAATCCTCCGAGGCGCTGCAGCGAGCGGCTCTGGTCGGCGATCTGATCAAGGCCGGTGCGCGCAACAGCAAGGCGGACCAGGCCAGCCTGCAGAAGGCGCACGATGCCATCGTCGCCGCCGGTGCGCTGTGCGGCATGGATCTTGACGCCTCGAAGGCGGCCCCGGCCGAACTGGCGAAGGTCGCTGGCGAGCGCGATACCCTGCAGTCCGAACTCGCCAAGACCACCGCCCAGCGCGACGCGCTGCAGAAGACGCTGGACGGCCTCGAGCCGCGCCTCGATGAGATCCTGAATCGGGTCAAGAACATCGAGGAGCAGCCCGTCGGCATGCCCGGCACGCTACGCATCGTCGAGAAGACGGAAGACACGGCAGTCGCCACCGACACGCTCGGCAAGATGCTCGACGATCCCTCGGCGCAGGAGGCCCTCGCCTTGCTCGCCATCAAGCTCGCCCAGCGCAACGGCCAGACCAGCCGCTGATCTGGGCACCCATCCCGACCTGAATTCGAGGCCCGCGCCGGGGACGGTAGCGGGTCTTTCCTTTGAACCACCATCCGCAGGCGCCGGGGACGGTGCCGATCACACCCGTTCCCTTTGGAGCATGACATGACCACCCAGCCGACCGTTCAGGAACTCCTGAACATGATCAAGACGGCGCAGAACACGCCGATCTCCGACCCGCGCCTTGCCGGCCTGATCGGCCTCGAAAAGTCGACCTTCGCCCAATCCAGTTCGGCGACTTCGGGCCTGACCTTCTACGACCTCGAAGTCGGTGCCAAGTTCCTCTATCCGGTTCTCACCCCCCTGCGGAACATGATCCCGCGCGTATCGGGCAAGGGTGGCATCCAGGCGGCTTGGCGCGCCATCACCGGCATCAATACCTCCGGTGTCCGCATCGGCGTCTCTGGCGGCAACCGCGGCGGTGTTATCGCGACTTCGACGCAGGACTACACCGCGGCCTACAAGGGCATCGGCCTCGAGACCAACGTCGACTTCGAGGCGCAGTACGCCGGCCAGGGCTTCGACGACATCCGCGCGATCGGCGCCAAGGTCGGTCTTGAAGCGCTGATGCTCGGCGAGGAGCCGATGATCCTCGGCGGCAATGGCTCGGCGGTTGCGCTCGGCACCACCCCAACCCCGTCACTCGTCGACGGCGCCACGGGCGGCTCGCTGAACTACAACACGCAGTATTCCGTCATCTGCGTCGCCCTGACGCTCGACGCGCTGCTGAATGGTTCGGTGTCCGGCGGCATCCAGGCGCAGATCACCCGCACCAACGCCGACGGCTCGTCTGACACCTTCGGCGGCGGCGCCGCCCGCAAGTCGAACGCGGCCACCGTCACCACCGCCAATGATTCGAACGCCACCCACAAGGTCAGTGCGACCGTGGCCGCCGTGACCGGTGCGCTCGGCTATGCCTGGTTCTGGGGCGCTTCCGGTTCGGAAGTCCTTGGCGCGATCACCACGATCAACAGCGTGGTCATCACGGCCGCGGCCGCCGGCACGCAGACGGCAGCCTCGCTCGGCACCGGCGACAATAGCCAGAACGCGCTGGGCTTCGACGGCCTCCTCTATCAGGCCTTCAAGTCAGGCTCGAACGCCTATGTGTTCAGCATGGCGACTGGCACCGCTGGTGCCGGTACGCCCCTCACTGCTGACGGCTATGGGGGCGTCAAGGAGATCGACGCGGCCCTGAAGTCGATGTGGGACAACTATCGCCTGTCCCCCGACACGATCTGGGTGAATTCCCAGGAGGCGCTCAACATCTCCACAAAGATCCTGGCTGGCGCCGCCAATGCTGCGCAGCGCTTCGTCTTCCAGGCGGTGCAGGATGCCATCGGCGGCGGCGTGATGGTCCGGAGCTACCTGAACCGCTTCTCGATGGCGGGCGGACAGGTCATCGACATCAAGGTGCACCCGAACATGCCGGCGGGCACGATCCTGATGACGACGAAGTCCCTGCCCTATCCCCTGGCCAATGTCAGCAACGTCATTCAGATCCGGACGCGCCAGGACTACTACCAGATCGAGTGGCCGCTGCGCTCGCGCAAGTATGAGTACGGCGTCTATGCCGACGAGGTGCTGCAGCACTATTTCCCGCCGTCCATGGCGGTGATCACCAACATCGCCAACGGCTGACGCCATCCACGACAATGCCGGGCGCAAGGCTGCGCCCGGTTCCCTCCACTAGGACCATCCCCATGAAGCTTCGCGCGCCGGACGGCACGGTTTCCTTTTCGCATGACGGGGTGGAAACCTTCGTCGATGCCGACGGCACGATCGAGGTCGATGCTGCGCTCGCTGATACCCTTCAGTCGCTCGGCTTCATACGCTCCGTTGACATCTCGGACATGGGCCGAGATGAGGTGGTCTCGCGCCTGATGGACCGAGCCCGCGCGAAACTGGACAGCATGTCCGATGATGACCTTCGCACCGCCCTGACCAATGTCATGGCCGCCGAGCAGAAGCAGGACGACGCCAAGGAGGTCGACCCCGCGGCGGTGACCGCTGAGGCGATCGCTGCCATGTCGCGGTCTGAGCTCTTCGCCTATCTGCGGCAGAAGGGCGTCGCCGCCGGCGCGGTCTCGAACGACATGCTCCGCGACATCGCCAAGAAGACGCTCGCTGCTGAACAGGACGCCAAGCGCGCGGCTGACGAGGCGGCAGCGAAGGCCAAGGCTGAAGCGGACGCGAAAGCTAAGGCAGAGGCCGATGCAAAGGCCAAGGCCGAAGCAGCTGCCGCCGCCAAGGTCAAGGCTGATGCCGACGCCCCCACGCAGCCGGCCGCTGCCGCGCCGTCCGCCTGAGGCTGAACAATGCCTGCAGGCCCGAACGACCTCGTCACGCTCGCGCAGGCCTATGCGTGGCTGAACATCACGCCGGGCACCGACGACGCCGATCTGCAGGCCGCCATCACCGAAGTCTCGCAACTCATCGCAACCTGGTGCAGCCGCAACTTCGTCCAGGCATCCTACAGCGAGACCTATAGCGGGCGCGGCTCGCAGATCCTGACGCTGCGCAACTGGCCGGTCACGGCCGTCGCAAGCCTCAGCATTGACGGCACCACGATTTCTGCACGCTCAGGGCCCCTGGGCAACGGCTATGCTTCAGATGGCGAGCGCCAGATCGGGCTGAACGGTTACTGCTTCACCCGCGGGTTCCAGAACATCTCGATCGCCTACACGGCGGGCTATGCCACGATCCCAGCCGATCTGCAGATGGCCTGCCTAGAATGGCTGAAAGAGGTCTATCTCAGCAGCGATCGGCCGAGCGATGTCCAGATGGAGCGCGCCGGCGATCACGAGGTCCGCTACCTCGCCGGTGGTGCAGTGTTCACGACCAAGAGCGAGGTCGCGCCAATGCCTGCTACCGTTTTCGCGGTGCTCAGCCAGTATCGCGACGTCGTGCCGGCCTGAACATGCCCAACGCCTTCATCTACAACCGCACGATAACCATCACGCGCCCGGCTGCGCACACGACCGTCGGGCCTGTCGGCTACGGTGGTGTCACGCAGGCTACCGAAACGGCCGTGCTATCGGGTCTCAAGGCCTCGATCCAGGCCAAGAGCGGCTCGACGCGCCCGCGCGCCGGAGACCTGCCTGCATCGCCTCCGGCTCCCATCGGCTGGAACATCTACCTGCCCCGCAACGCGGTGGCGAACGGCGTCATCAAGGATCGCGACATCGTTACGGATGACAACGGCGACCGGTATCAAGTCGACGCGGCGAACTGGACGCCCATGGGCTACAAGCTGATGACGATCCGGCTCGAGGCGCACTGAAATGGCCGATGAAGCCGATGCCGGCCAAGCGCTCGTCAACCTGGTCGCTGCCGCTGCCTATCCGACCGGGACTGGCAACCCTTCGGCCCTCGGATCGCCGGCCCGGATCTTCCGCGGCTGGCCGCTGCCGGCAGACCTCGATGCCGACATCAAGGCCGGACGCATCGCGATCTCGATCTTCGGCCAGAACGGTACCGAGCGGAACGTCTCGCGCTTCCCAACCGACTGGGTGACGCTGACGCCGCCGGTTCACACCCTGACGGCGACTGTCGCCGGCCGCACGGTCACAATCGGAGGCACGGTCCAGTCGCCCCAGAACGTCGCCATCATCCTCGGCGACGACCCGGCGACTTCGATCAAGGTGATCTACCCGGTCCAGCCTGGCGACACGCTGACGGCAATCGCCACAGGCCTAGTCACACTGCTCACGGCGGCCGGCGTCACGGCCTCCAACGTCGGCGCTGTGATCACGCTGCCGGCAACCGCCATCATCACCGCCAAGATCGGCGGCTATGGCACGATATGCCGCGAGCTCAAGCGCCAGGAGCGTCTCTTCGTCATCACGCTCTGGTGCTCGACGCCGGCGCAACGCGACCAGGCCGCGCCAATCATCGACCTGGCCCTCGTGAAGCCGGAAAACCTGCTCTTCGCCGACGGCACTGTTGGGCGCCTTATGTACGAGCGCACGATGGTGCTCGACGAAAAGCAGACGCTCAACATCTACCGGCGGGATCTCGTCTACCGGGTTGAGTACGCCACGATCGAGACGCAGGCCGGCACCGAAATCCTGGCCAACATCCTGAACGTGACGAAGGCCCCGAACCCGACCTGAGCCGGGCCGAACAGAACCCTTTCCGAACCGCCCGTGGGGCGGTTTTTCTTTGAGGACAGCCAATGCCCATCACGCAGCAAGGCGCGCTGAACACGACGGCGCTGACTGTCGCCGACATCTATGTCCAGGTAGTTCCGCCCCAGTTCCTGATCAACGGCGTGCCCTCGAACATCCTCGGTCTGGTCGGAACCGCCACCTGGGGTCCGGTCAACAACCCTCAGGTCGTCGGCTCCCTCGCGCAGTATCAGGCGCTGTTCGGGCCCTATCAGAACCGCAACTTCGACATGGGCACCCATGCGGCCATCGCCTTCCAGCAAGGCGCCACGGCGCTCACCTGCGTGCGCGTCACTGACGGCACCGATGTCGCTGCCTCCGGCACTGTTCCGGCCGCTGCGGTGCCCGCCACGGGCTCGATTGCCTTCACCGGCCAGCCCACCGCCTCGCAGACGATCACGCTGAATGGCACCGTCGTCACCTTCGTCAACTCGGGAGCGACGGGGAACCAGGTCAACATCGGCGCGAACCTTGCGGCTACGCTGGCCGCGCTGCTCACCTTCCTGCAGGGCTCGTCCGATACCCAGCTCGTCAAGTTCACCTATGCCGTCGTCAGCAGCAGCCTGAACCTGACGGCCGTCACGGCGGGCACCTCCGGCAACTCGCTGACCATCGCGACCAACGTGACTGGCGCGACGGCTTCGGGCTCGACGCTCTCCGGCGGCCTCGCCGCTTCCACAAACCTGACGCTGACCTCGAAGTGGACCGGTTCCTTCGGCAATGGCATCAAGGTCACGATCGGGCCGGGCTCCGCGGCGAACTCCCAGCAGGTCAAGATCGCTGCGCCCGGTATCGTGCCGGAGATCTTCGACAACCTGACCGGGACTGGCAACGCGCTCTGGGTTGCCGTGGCGAACGCCATCAACAACGGCACCGCGACCCGCGGGCCCTCGCAGATCATCACGGCGACGGCCGGCGCCGGCACCACGACGCCAGCCACGGCGACCTACAGCCTCGCGAACGGCACCGACGGCGCCACCACGATCAACGGCACCGTCATGCAGGGTTCGGACTCGAGCCCGCGCACTGGCATGTATGCGCTCCGCGGCATGGGTGTCGCCATCGCCATCCTGTGCGACCTCACCGACACCACCACTTGGGCCAACCAGAACGCTTTCGGCCTGTCCGAGGGCATCTACATGGTCACCGCCTTCGCCGCAGGCAGCTTCGATCCGACCACCATCGCCGCGACCAAAGCGACGGCCGGCATCGACTCCTATGCCATGAAGATCATGTCGGGCGATTGGATCTACTGGAACGACACGGCGAACGGCGCTCCGCAACGGCTGGTGTCGCCGGCGGCGTTCGTCGGCGGCCTGCTCGCCAATATGGATCCGAGCCAGTCGACCCTGAACAAGCAGCTGCGCGGTGTCGTCGGCTCGCAGAAGAGCCTGACCGGCCTGCCCTACACCTCGGCCGACCTGCAGACGCTCGCCGTCGCCGGCATCGACGTGATCTGCAACCCGGTCCCAGGCGGGAAATACTTCGGCTGCCGGAACGGCCGCAACGCCTCCTCGAACGCCGTCATCCATGGCGACAACTACACCCGGATGACGAACTATCTCGCCGCGACGCTCAACGCCTCGATGGGCATCTATGTTGGCAAACTGCAGTCCTCGACCACCCGGCGCCAGGCCAAGACGACGATCGACTCGTTCTTCTCGAACCTGCAGCAACAGGGCCTCATCGGCACGCCGAGCGGCGCCGGCGATGCTTGGGCCTCGGTCCTCGACGACACCAACAACCCGCCGTCACGCGTCGCCCTGGGCTACATGCAGGCGGACGTGCAGGTGCAATACCTGTCGGTGATCGAGTTCTTCCTGATCAACCTCGAGGCCGGGCAATCGGTGCAGATCACCCGCAAGGCCGTCAACTTCGCTCAATAAGGAGCCCTGATCGATGCCCGCCAATACCGGCTTCGGCTCGCTGACGATCGGCAAGGACATCTCGATCGATGTCACCTTGCCGAACGGCCAGATCCTGAACATCGACCGCGTCACGATGTTCGACAAGCGCCAGGAGACGAGCCGCCTCGCCTCCAAGGGCATGGACGGCATCCATCGGCGGGCCGAGATCCCCGACGGCTGGTCCGGTACCATCTCGATCGACCGCGGCGGCCCCTCCATCGACAACTTCTTCGCCGCCCTGGAAGCGAACTACTATGCCACTGGGCAACTCGGCGTCGTCCGGATCACCGAGACGATCCAGGACACCGATGGCACCACGACGCAGTTCCGCTATGACGGCGTCGCCCTGAAGCTCAGCGACGCCGGCTCGTCCTCGGCTGACAAGTACGTCAGCCAGAAGATCGACTGGACTGCCGCCAAGCGGATCAAGGTGCTCTGATGGCGCCGAAGGTCACCCTCAATCCAGTGAAGACTCCGACGCAAGAGATCGTCGAGGATGCCAACCGCGTCGTCTATGTCGAGGACGCGCTCGGTCGGCGGCTCGGCGTGCGCAAGGTCACGCATTCGATCCGGCGCCGTGTCGTGAAGGCGATCTCTGCGGACCAGGCCGGGAAGCCGCAGTACATGGGCATGGTCATGCTCGCCGCGGCCTGCTGCGAGATCGACGGCGATCCGGTGCGGCTACCCTCGAATGAAATCCAATTCGACGCCCTCATAGACAGGCTCGACGAGGAAGGATCGAAGGCGATCGGGAAGGCCTATCAAGAGCACTTCATGGCTCAGGAGGGCGACGGCGAGACCGCGGGGGAATAGCGGGGGACCCGGATTTCCGCATGAGGATGTACCTCATCGCAAACGGTGTCCCCTATGATGTGGCCTTTGCTGTCGAGGAAGAGCGCGCCCTAGCGATGTGGGTAACCCTCGGCGAATTCAACGGCGGCAAGTGGAACTGGGCCGAGATGGCTTGGGAGCCACGAAGACACTGATCCATGGCCGATTTTACCCTCGACAGCATGGCGGCCTTGCTGATGCGCGCCGCCTCGACAATCGACACCGCCGAGAAGCGCGCGCTCGAAAAGGCCGCATTGATCATCGAGACCGAGTCTAAGCGCGTCATCGGCACCTATGACTATGGTTGGCCGGAACTGGCTGACGCCACGCAGGCCGCTCGCGAGCAAGCTGGGTTTCCGGCGAACAAGCCGCTCCTGCTGACCGGCGAGATGCGCGACAGCATCGGCCATGTGGTCGGTGACAAGGAGGCCTCCGTCGGATCGAACGAAGATAAGGCCGTGTGGCAGGAACTCGGGACCAGCAAGGGCATCCCGCCTCGCTCATTCCTCGCCCAGGCTGCAATCCACAAGGAAGCCGAGGTCATTCAGGAGATCGGCCAGGCTGTCTATCTGCACCTCCTGGCGCCTCCATGATACAAGGCGGCATGCGTCGATTCATTGCCGCCTGCCTGATTGTCCTCGCCAGCCCGGCATTCGCCGAGCAAGCGCGTGGCCCCCTGCCGCCTTCGGTGAATGTCTGCTTCACACCTGGGGAGGACTGCACGCAGCGGATCGTCCAGGCGATCGACGGCGCCAAGCGGCAGATCCTTGTCCAGGCCTACGGCTTCAGTTCGGCGCCGATCCTCGATGCGCTGAAGCGGGCTGCGGCGCGCAACGTCGAGGTCCTCATCATTCTCGACAAGAGCAACGACCGCGGCGTCTATAGCGGTGCGACGTTCATGACGAACGCCGGCATCCCAGTCTGGATCGATCCGGCGCCCGGCATCGCGCACAACAAGGTCATGGTCATCGACGGCGAAACGACGGTCACCGGCAGCTTCAACTTCACCAGGGCTGCGCAGACCAAGAATGCTGAGAACCTGCTGATTATCGTGAGCCGGCCCGTCGCGCAGCGGTTCAGGGAGAATTGGGATCAGCGCCTGAAGGTGTCGAAGGCCTACGAAGGCCTGCCGGCGAGCCAGTGACCTTGCCAATCGGCTTCGGTTGCCGCATCTTCCCGCCGCGCGGCCGCGCGGAGGATATAATGCGTATTGCCCCTGTGATCGCCGTTTTGGCGCTATGTTCATTCATCCCATCAGCCGCCCAGGCCGAGAAGACTGAGAAGCAGGTAGGAAACTTTTCGGTCACGGCCGAAGCTGACGCATTCGGAGACGGCGACAAGGTCGTCGCAGTGACCGTGCAGAATGGCGCAGCCATTGCGATCCGTTGCCTCGAAGGTCAACTATCAGTCGCCATTCTTGTCGGGCCGGTGAGTGACGATGATAAGTACTCAGTCAAGTATCGGATCGATCGCAAAGATATAGTCGAGAAGGATGCATTCCCTCTTGGTGGCACGGCTTTGGAGATCTCGGACTCCGGGCAGTTGATCAAGGATTTGCCGGGCGCAAAAGAAATTGCGTTCCGGGTGGCCGACACGACGAAGGACGTCTTCCAGACCTATACCTTCACGTTGCGCAAGATCGATGCCGTTTCGGCCGAGGTGCTGAATGCTTGCACAAAAGCAAAATAGTCGGCGCGCTAATCCAGCCATAGTCTGATCGCGGCATAGGCCACCACGAACAGGCCAAGGAACAGAGCCCAGTCCGGTAGCCACCAGCGCGGTCCTGGCGCATCCATGCTGATCCGGCCATCGGCGACCGCTCCGGCGAGCCGCGCCGAGTCAGTGTGCGCCACGGGCGTGCCAGCAAGCATCGCAGCGGCTTGGTCGATGACACGCTGTGCGGTCTCGGCCGACACATCGAACCATTCGCCGGCGCACCGGTGCGCGGCTAAGGCGCGGTGTGCGGCTGCCTCGATCACTGCCGGATTCTGATCGGTTGCCAGCAGATAGTGCATGCGCAGCGCCACAGGCGATGACGTCTGCAGCGTCGCCAGCCGGGCGCGCGGGCTGGTCGTCTGGCCGATCTTCACCGTGCCGTCAGCGGCGGCGATCACATAGACGTAGCCGACTTGCGCTCCCAATGTTGGACGCGTCCGGCGCTGTCTCGATCCACCACTTCGCAAGGGAATGCTGAACCCGGCTCTAAGGCCGAACGGCAGACGTTTGCTCAAGAAAATGCGCATGAAAGGACCATAGCACGCCATGGATGTCTGGAAAATCGGTGTCTCGATCAGCATGGCGAACGGTGTCTCGCCCGTGCTCTCGACGATCGCTGCCGATCTTCTGGGCTTGAAGGGCAATATCGCCGAGGTCGAGAAGGGCTTCAGCGCTTGGGGTGACGCGCTCAAGGGTGCCGGAGCGATCCTGGCTGGCGGCGAGCTCATCAAGGGCATGGCCGACCTCGTCCAGCACGGCAATGAACTGGTCCACATCCAGGAGCAGCTGAACGCGACCGGCGTCACGCAACTTGAGCTTGCCACGGCCACGGGCCGCGCCTGGGAGACCTCGGCCAAATACGGCCTGCAGGTCGCCGATGTCCTCGCCGACATCAAGGAGGCCCAGATGGTGTTCGGGTCGACCGAGCACGCCATGGACTTCATCGACCCGCTCGAAAAGATGCGGGTAGTCCTGAACTCAGTGACGGAAGGCAGCGGCCAAAAGGCGCGCGATGCCGTCTACAACATGGCGCGTGCCGGCGAACTGAAGGGGCTGCAGGGCCCCGACCAGTTCCTCGACTATTTCGACGCCATGACCAAGGCCATCACGGCTTCCGGTGGCAAGGTCGATCCCAGCGCCTTCATGCAGGCGACCCAATACGGCAAGCTCGCGTCGAAAGGCTGGGACGAGGAATTCTATACCCGTTACCTGCCATCGCTGATCCAGGAGATGCGACCGAGCACGGCCGGCCAGTCTCTGATGTCGCTCTACCAGACATTCGGCCAGGGCCGGGCTTCCAAGGCGGCGCTCGCCGAGATGGAGAAGATCGGCCTCATCGCCGACGAGAGCAAGATCGTCCGCAACAAGACGACTGGCGAGGTGATGAAGCTCGAGCCTGGGGCGCTTCAGGGCACTGAGCTATTGTCGAAGAACCCCTATCTCTGGGCGCAGCAGGTCCTCAAGCCTCTCCTTGAGACTGAGATCGGGCACAAGACGGCTCCGGGCGACATCGACGCGCTGAATGTGCTCGGCACGCTCGCCTCCAATCGCAATGCCGCTGCGGCCATCGCCGCGCTGACGCTTGAGGAAGGACGTCTCGGCAAGGATGCGAATCTGATCGGGCGCTCGCAGGGGCTCAACTCGGCCGATCGGTTCTTGTCGGCTGACCCTGTTGCGGTCTCGGCCAACTTCCATAGCGCCTGGACGAACATGCTGACGTCCTTCGGCGCTCCCGGCGTCCAGACCATGCTCTCGGCGATGAACTCTATTGCCGGGGTGATGAAGTCGATCACGGGGCTGGCCGTCGCGCACCCCGATGCTGTCAAGGCGATCGGCGAGGTATCTGGCGCGCTCAGTGCGGCTTTGATCGGCTTTGGCTCGGTCAAGATGGGCCAAGGCATCTCTAACCTCTTCAATGGCGGTCCGCTGATGGGCTCAGCCACGGCGCTGAACGCCTCGGCAGCAGCTCTGACGCAGGCGGCTGTTGCCCTCGGAGGCAAGGGCGTCATCACCGGCGCAGGCAACGCAGCGGTCGTGACGGGTGGCAAACTCGACACCTTGGCCCGGGTCGTCGGTAGCCTGCCTTTCGTCGCTTATGCCTTCGAAAAGTTCGCGCAGGGCAGCGCTGACGTCGAGGCCCTGAGCAAGCAATGGAACGGCGTCAATGTCGCCGGCAAAGGCATGATCGCGCCGGGCGCCGGGCGCAAGCGCAATCCGTTCGCGCCCGGCCAGCCCGGCGTTCCAGACGGCGGCGAGCATCCGATCGGTGACAGCATCCGCTGGTTCGACATGGGCGTGCTGCGCTCCAAACTCGACCAGATGAAGATGGCCGCACCGCCGCCGCCCGTCATCAACGTCACGCCGCCACCACCTGCGACCATGACGGGCAATGTGGTCCTGAACGGGTCTTTCATCGGCATGTTCACGGCAGCTATGGCGAAGGCAATCGGCGCAGGCATGCCGAACGGGCCGGCCTCGCCGAACACACGCGCGCTGGTGCCGACGGTTGACGGTGCGGGGAGCAACTGATGGCTGATACCGCGGTCATTCTCGGCGGCATCCAGTTCTTCGGGTTCGAGATCCCCGACAAGATCAATCTCGGCGGCAAGCAGATGACCGCCGTGCACAAGCTGATCGGCGGCGC